TGATTCATAATATAAGAATCTTTCGTAGTGATCAAAATTATCGACAACACCCTGTATCTGATTACTGTAGTAAGTATTACTTCCAGTTGTTCCTACTGATTGGGATGCTGCGGTATTTATTCGAGCTAAGCTAGAAGAGTAACTCTCTATTAGTTGTAATTTATACTTAAAGTTAACTAGTCTTTCATATGCAGATGAAAAGTGAATAAAATCACTGTAGTCTGTATGATCTATACTAATCTCTGCTCCTTTTTCATTATATAGTGAGAATATCTGACTATTTGTATTGTTTACTGGGTAGCTAAATAAGTCATTGTATGAGTAGTATCCTGTTGGCACTACACTATCATCCACTACATCTAGGTTAAAATTAGGAGATCTTAATGTAGGTGCTGGTATAGTTTCAAGTGTAGTTAAACTATCTACTTCAAACACTACCGAGTCAGATATAACTTCATTTACATATGTAATTGATTTTAGATCGTAAGCTGTTGGCAGTGGTTCGTATAGCTTTACTGCTACATAACTATTTCCGTTACTTTCTACAACATCAATATTTATCCCTATAAATAAATCATTGTTATCAAAATTTAACCTAAATTCGTTATAGTAAGATTGATTTAGCAACCTATCCTTTATGGCTTGGGTATATGATTTAATATCATCGTTAGATAAATCCAATGACTGTAACCTTACCTCTGTTCTATCAGGTGATATAGATTCAATATAGAAAGGTATTCTTTCTTTTTTATCTGTATATAGGTCGTTTAGAAAATGGTACAGTAATTTAACTCCGCCATATTGATATCCATATAACTTACTATCTCCTATAGGGTCTATAGATAATATAGAGGCACCACTTTTTCCTGCTGATTGTGCATTAGCAAGTAATTTATAATTTGAATAGTTATAATGGCTCTCTAATAATGTATCTGTTAAAGATAATATATGTAGTTCGGCTAAATTTTTTGTACTATCGAATAAGTTATTTACTTCAAAAGTACCAATAAGGTTTTTATCAGCTTGAGAAAACTGTTCAAAACCGTCTATACTGTCCGGGTTGTCTTGATTGACTGTATATTTAATATCTGCCATTATGTACCTTCTGCTTCTATGTCTATTAACTGTTGATTTAGTGCTAAGTTCTGTTCTCTTAAGTCGGCAATCTCATCTAAAAGAGGTTGTATATCTTCTGTTACTGTATCGAAGTTTACTAATTCGGAGCTTTTTTTTATTAAATATTCATGTGAATCAGTTTCTCCTGTTATATCTATACTGAAGTATAGTTTCTCGTATAATCTAAATAATTCTTCAGGAGTATCTGGATCTTCTTCAGGAATTGGTTGGGTAAATGTCTTGAAAGAAGTATCTACTACTTTATTGAATTTATCAGTACTAAAAACTGTTTTAACTATTGATATATCATTATCCATTTCTCACTACTTTGAATATATTATTGTTACTGTCATCTACTACTACAGTACTTCCGTCTAAAACTGTCTTAATTAATATACGATAATATCTCTCCGGTTGCAACCCATCCATATACACATCAAAATAAGGTCCTGTTGAATCACAACTTATTTTAGTGAAAGTAGTATCAAAATCAACAACCATCTCCTCTGTATTCTCATCTCTTATTCCCCAGTATGATGCTGTTGGTAGAGCATAATTTATAAGATAGATGGATGTAGTACTAAAGGATCTAACTGGATATTTTGGTTGTGCAGTTATTCTAAATCTCTGCTTACCTGTATCTGCGTATTCCCCTTTATTGTTGTTAATTTTTATTGTTGAGAGACTATTATTCAATGTCGAAAGACTTCCTGTATTATATGATGTATCATTCCATTTAAACTCTAAGTATGGTGGGTAGATAGTATTTGTATCTGCCCCAAAGTATTTTAATCTGACAGAGGAAGTTGTATTAAACTCTAAACTGCTGCTTAGTTTTAGTATAAACCCGTTATTTCCGATAGTTCCTGCATTCCATAGCTTCACAGCATTGGTTACATTTATATCAATATCATAAGTCGATTTAATAGTATTGGATTGAGTAAATTCTAAATTTGTAGCTCCTGATCCAGTATACCATGCTCCGCCTCCTGGTTTAGATCCTGTTGTTGAAAAAGTAACTCCGGGAGGTAGTGATGAAGAGGGCCAAGCGTTTGTTTCACCTCCTTTTTGGTATTGCCAAGAAACTCCTGAGGTATTTATAGGTATATCTCCATATTTACCTGATCCATTATCCCATCCTGTATCTGAATAAAGTGGGTATGTATATATTAATGTACTAAGTGGTATTTGGTAAGCATCAGCAAGATACATTCCTAAGGAAGCACTGTAGTTATTATTCCCTATCTTATTTGTGACAACATCTGCAATTTCTGTTGAATCAAATTGAACTAATATTCTACTTGTTTCACCTTCTCCTGAAATATCTGTATATCCTCCTACTTCTAGGATTTCATCCATCCCAGAATTTCCTGTAAGGGTTTCACTATAAATAAATGCATCCTGTTGAGGAAATATTCTATATACTGCCATGTTATAATGTTGTTATTCTTCCTTTAATATCTGTTGTTGGGAATCTTACTTCAAAGATCATAGGGTCGTAAGAAGGGTATACTATATTGTTTCTAGTTGCTCCTTTTATATCGTATGCATATTCTGAGTAATTTCCTCCTGATAGATTGCTTATTTCTACTTTTTGTACTGTTTGTACTCCTTTTACTTTATCAAGTAATGTATATATACTTGAAATATCTATAGGTTGATTTATATTCCATTTAGTTATATCAAAGTAATCCTGTAGTAGTGTTGTACATTGCAGTAATACATCACTTCCTAAATAGTTTGGACGTAAAATTATATCGAAATTAACCCCTATATTTACTACAAAAGCATCTTTAATGTTAATAGCATCTGTTAATAACATATACTGGGATAGATATGTTTTTAGATTGTTTTTTAGATTAGTTGTAGCTGTTACTAAGTTTTTGTTTCCGTTATAAGCTAAAGTGTATAGTGATAAAGATAATGGATTACTATCAATTATACTATCTGTTGTTGAATTTGGATTAGATAATTGATCTTGAGTTATATATACTTTACCTACTGATCCATATTTAGACGGTAGCGATAGTGCTCTTACTGTATAATCCTGTAATGTAACTGCTCTACCTTGTTCGTTAAAGGATTTTAATGAGTTTTGTCTTATTTCCTCAACAGTATCTCCATCTCTACCTCCAGTAGCTGCTGTAAGATTTATAAATGATAACCCTGTTCCTGTTCCTGTTGAATTTACACTAACTTCTGCTGTAATGGTGTTTGCAGGTACATTAGCGGAAACTCCTCCTCCTACTAAATATTTTATTTGTAATGTACCTAATGGTGCTTGCCCGTAGGTTTGTGTGTGCAAAAAGTTAGAAGGATCATATGCATAATCTATTCTAGAAATTCCTTGATTAGTACCAAGTCCTACATTAGTTGGATCTGGGGTAAAAATTATGTCATTTTGCCCAGTTATTCCTGCTCCAAATTGTATTAGTAATTGCCCTGTTGAATTAAATCTAGTTACAAATCTTCTAGGTACTTTTTGTAAAGATAAGTTATAAGGTACTAGCTTATTATCAGTTGTATCCTGATTTGTAGTATCTACAAAAATTGTATCTTGCCCTAGAAAAGGAACTTCGTACCATGTATTCCCACTACTATCGGTTATCGATTGAATTCCTATAATGTTTGAATCATTAATTGTTATTGTCTTAAACTTCTCTACTGATGTAATAGTTTCAGTAACTGTTCTTATTTCCCCTGAAAATGCTTTAGCTTTTTTAATTAATCTAAATTCATTTGGTTGTCCGTTTACATCTAAACTCTCTACTACTACTGTTGTTGGATCGTAGGAGCTTGAAAATGAAAAATCAATAGGTTTATCTATATAGAACTTGACCTGCCCTGTTGAATTAGAACTAAGTTGGGCTCCTGCTGCTATTTGCAATGCTTCTGACCATTTAGGTTGTGCATTAGATCCTGTTGCGTCAACTATATGCGATACTTCTATTTCTACTTCTGCTACTGTAGTAGTTTTTGGTCTATAACCCATCATGTAAGCTAAGTTATATAAATTCGCAGGATTTTTAGCATACTGTAGATATGTTTCCTGCAATTGCATATCTTGGTAAAAAGATAATACATCTCCTACATAAGCTGCCATCTCCATAAACATCATACCTGGTGATGTAGGAGTGAAGTCGTTATAGGTATTTGGGAAATAGTTCTTAGTAAACTCTACTAACTGAGATCTAAAATCGGTAAAATCCTTATTTATATACTTGATTTCTCTATCTTGAGCCATTATTGTTCAAAATTAATTACTAATTGATCTTCTATGTTTGTCATAGTTACTTTATACTTTAAGTAAATGGTAAATATATGCCTATCTTGTTCACTCTGTGTTGATATTTCGAGTATTTCGACGTTTGGAAACCAGGTTGCAATACCAGATCTAACTGTAGATTCTATTTCTACTGACCTGTCTTCTGTCATTTGTTCAAAAAGTATAGCTCGCAGACCTGCTCCTAAATTTGGATTAAGGTACCTTTCAAATTGCCCTGTTAGCAGGTAGTTTATTAGGTTTGTTTTTAATGCTTCTTGAGTTGTATAGGTGGTATTAAATACTTGATTGGAGCTGAATGGTAATCCAACTCCAACACCTACACTTGGCTGT